CCCTTGGAGCTCGATACAGACGCTCTTCTCTCACAGCCCACATTTCAAAAGGCATGTATGGAACAACTGAACTTTATGCCTCGCACAGTTGGTAAACCTATGTGGGAAGGACGTATCAGTTCATTGTTGACAGAGATGAAAGAAAACGAAGCAGCAATTATAGAAGTGGCAGAAGATGCAAGCACAAGCGGTCAGTTCTATGATTACCTTGAAGAATTTTGTAGACACTTACAACAAGCTCAGGCCAAAGAAGAGATACTACTGCGCCGACCTTGGACAAGTGAAGAAGATAATTTAACTTACTTTAGATTACGAGACTTTGAGAATTTTCTTAAAAAGAATAAATTCTTTGAATACAAGTCTCACAAAATTGCCCAGCGCTTGCGAGATATTAACGGGTCCAGTACTGTTTTGAAAATACAAAACAGATCTGTAAGATGTTGGGCAATACCCGCTTTTGAAAACGCAGATATGGAACTCAACCCGCCTAATATGGGCAAGAAAGAGGAGACACCCTTTTAATGGAAGATGAAGAAAGAATGGTCAAGGCTGACGGACTTGACGAGGCTATTATAGGAACAGGTGGTCGTATAAATATGGACGAAGTTCTCATATATAGTTACGACAAGTGTGTGCAGATCTTCATGGATAAAGATAAAATGACTTATGAAGAAGCTATAGAGTGGATGGAGTTCAATGTTGTTGGAGCATGGATGGGACCAAAAACTCCTGTTTTTATGCATGAAATACCAAATTTTATGACAACCGATGATTTTTTAGAAGAACTAGGTTTTGTTAAACCCGCAAATGATAACTAATGTTTAGAATCTTTGGACCTCCAGGAACTGGTAAAACAACAACACTATTGAACATGCTAGACAAAGCTCTTGAAAGTGGCGTGGCTCCTAACAGTATTGCGTTTCTTGCTTTTACCAGAAAAGCCGCAAGTGAGGCCAAAGAACGTGCATCCGCTCGTTTTCATTTAGATCCAGACAAAGATCTCTTTTACTTCCGTACTCTGCACAGCTTGGCGTTGAGTGCCAGTGGTATCCGTACAGAACAAGTTATGGGTAGAGAGCATTATAAGGAGCTGAGTGACATAATATCTATACCGTTAGTTTCTGGCACGTCTTTGGATGATGATATTGTAGACAAACAAGCCACCGATCATCCTATCCTTAGTTTGATAAATTTAGCCCGCTTATGTAAAAACCCTTTGCGGACACAATATAATCAGACTTACATGATCTATGATTGGAATACAGTAAATTATGTATCCAAGTGTTACAAAGAATATAAAGAACAGCACGAGCTGTACGATTTTACAGACATGCTACAATGTTTTATTGACGAAGCTGACGTGGCGTGTCCCAAGTTTGATCTGGTATTCCTAGACGAAGCTCAAGACCTTAGTCCTCTGCAATGGGACATAGCTCACATACTTGATAAAAATTCCAAGAAAATGTATGCAGCTGGCGATGATGACCAAGCTATCTATAGATGGGCCGGAGCTGACGTAGAACAATTCATTACACTGGACGGCTCTAGTGAAACTCTATCACAATCGTACCGCGTCCCACGGCTCATACATCGTACCGCCGAAACGATCGTATCCAGAATAAGTAATCGTTATCCAAAGAAGTATGAACCTAAGAATGAAGAGGGGAACGTACAGCATATCAGCCGTCTCGAAGATATAGATGTATCATCGGGTCAGTGGCTTATCTTAGCTCAGGCGGGTTATATATTAAATCCCGTTGTTGAGATGCTAAGATCCTCTGGTTATCTATATACACACAAAGGACATAGATCCATCTCTTCCAAAATATCCTCCGCTGTTAACGGCTGGGAACAAATGAGAAAAGGTAAAAGCATCACGCTTGAAACAGTCAAAGACATATATAGTTTTATGTCTACGGGCAACCGCGTCAAACGTGGCTTCAAGACAATGAGTGGAGCTGATGATAGTAATCTGTTTAATCTGAACCAACTTCAGGATGAATGGGGCCTTGCTATAGGAGATGAGTTGATTTGGAGAGAGGCTCTTGATAGACTACCAGAGGAATCAAGGGTGTATATCACGGCTATGCTTAGAAGAGGAGAGAAGTTTAATGCAGAGCCTCGTATTACAATATCCACGATCCACGGTTCTAAAGGTGGCGAATCAGAAAACGTAGTTATATTTACAGATCTATCCCCGTCAGCTGACGATGCAATGAGCGGAGGTAATGATGATCTGCATAGAGTGTTCTATGTTGCCGTCACACGGGCCAAAGAGAATTTGTTTATTGTCGAATCAGAAGACAGCAATAGGAGCTATGCAATATGAGACACATGGAATACATGAAGAAAAGATTAGAGGAGGAAGAGATGAAAGATATGGTCAATCATCCTGATCATTATACAAACAGCTCAATAGAAACCATCGACATGATAGAATCTATGACAGCTGAAGGATTTCAATATTATCTGGAAGGAAACATACTTAAATATTTAACACGATACAGACACAAAAACGGTATCCAAGACCTACAAAAGGCGCAGTGGTACCTTAACAAACTAATAGAGGTACAATATGACACTACAGATGGCGATGTTCACACCGAAAACAGAATGGGTTCCACCACATGAGTTACCAGATCTTAGTGAAGCTAAGACTATAGCGATAGATGTTGAAACAAAAGATCCAAATCTAAAGACTAAAGGACCTGGATGGCCCACTGGAGATGGCGAGGTCGTAGGATACGCCGTAGCCGTAGACGGCTGGAAAGGTTATGTACCGATTCGCCACGGCGGAGGTGGTAATATAGATGAGCGTATAGTTAATAACTGGATGAAAAAGGTTTGCGAATCACCCGCTGAAAAAGTTATGCACAACGCACAATATGATGCGGGCTGGCTCAGGCGCATGGGTTTTAAAGTTAATGGTCGTATCATTGATACTATGGTTATCGCGTCCTTGCTGGATGAGAATAGATTTAGTTACAGTCTAAACGCCTTGTCTTTTGAGTATCTATCAAAAACAAAAAGTGAGAAGAACCTGACTGAAGCCGCTAGAGACTTCGGGGTCGATCCCAAAGCTGAACTGTGGAAGTTGCCAAGTATGCATGTCGGGCCATACGCCGAAGTGGACGCCGAGCTCACATTGGAACTCTGGAACTACTTCAAGCCCCTGATTTCTAAAGAAGACCTCTGGAGTGTCGTCAATCTGGAGCTGGATGTTCTTCCCGTACTCATAGATATGACTTGGAAAGGTGTTCGTGTTGATCAGGATCGGGTCGAGCGGACCAGAGACTTTCTGCTCAAGGAAGAAAAGTCTATGCTCGCTAAGATCAAGCATCTGACCGGCATGAATGTAGAAGTATGGGCGGCTCAATCGCTAGCCAAAGCATTTGATACAGTTGGTATAAACTATCCCAAGACTGAAAAAGGTGCGCCATCTTTCACAAAATCCTTTCTATCCGAGCATAACCACGAATTACCTAAAATGATACTAAGGACGAGAGACCTTAACAAGACCCATGGTACTTTTATTAACACAATTATGAAGCACACAGCTCACGATGGACGCATACATTCACATATAAATCAGATCAGATCGGACGATGGTGGTACCGTATCAGGCCGAATCAGTATGAGTAATCCAAATTTACAGCAGATACCCGCCCGTGATCCGGAGCTGGGGCCTATGATTCGCTCTTTGTTTTTACCTGAAGAGAATGAACAGTGGGCTAGTATAGATTTCTCGCAACAAGAACCACGAATCTTGGTCCATTATGCCCACGCCTACGGTAAATCCCAAGGCCATGACATGAAAGGCGTACAAGAATTTGTCGATGGATATCAAAATGATCCCGATATGGACTTCCATACCATGGTAGCTGACATGGCAAACATACCTCGTAAGCAAGCCAAGACTATAAATCTAGGCATGATGTACGGCATGGGAGTAAACAAGCTGTCAGATCAGCTCGATATACCCGTAGAAGAAGCTAAAGGTCTAGTGAAACAGTACCATGAACGCGTTCCTTTTGTGAAAATGCTCATGCATGGCGTGATGAATAAGCTTAATTCACGACAAAGCTCCGGCTCTATCCGCTCTATATTGGGTAGAAAGTGTCGATTCGATCTTTGGGAGCCAGATACGTTCGCTATGAACAAGGCCTTGCCCCTGAAAGATGCACTCAATGAACACGGCCCAACGACCAGATTGAAGCGAGCTTACACTTATAAGGCCCTAAACCGTCTTATTCAGGCCTCAGCCGCTGATATGACCAAGCAAGCTATGGTAGATATCCACAAGCTGGGGATAACTCCACTAATTCAGATACATGACGAGGTAGCTGTGTCCGTTTCTAACGATCATCAGGTTGATTCGATCGTTTATGCTATGGAAAATGCCGTTAAATTAAATGTACCTAGCAAAGTAGACGTGGAAATAGGCCCATCATGGGGCGAATCAAAATAAAATATTGACTGGATTATATAATCTCGCATATAATCCCGTAAAAGAGAAGGATTTATGCGATATGGATACAGAAAAATGGAAAAGCATTCTAGTTCCTAAAGATGTTTATTTAGAAATTAAGAAAATTGCAGCCAAAGAAGGCAGAACTTTGGGTGGACAACTACGGTTCATCTACTCTCAGTATGTTTCCGAGGAACAAAAGAGAGTAAAAGAGCTCGTAGATGCGGAAATGACCTTGAGAAAGGCCAAAGATCACTCAGTTATGAGTTGACTGTCTTTATTTTGCATTAATTTAGATGCTTCAACGCCCATATTGTACAAAGCGTCTGTCATAGGTCCATCAGATGCTTTCTTACCTCTTCCTGATAAAAAAACTTCTACTGGTGTAGCTGTTTCTGGGTGGAAAGATACGGTCACAGCTAAACCTTCTCCTACGTCCGTGGTTACACACGGTCTTCTGTTTGGTAATTTTGACATATTGTTCTCCTCTGAATTAGACATCATATAAAATATTTTTTTGTTTTAATAGTCTTGACTTTCATTTTTTTTTAAAAATGTGCTATGATGTCATTATGGACCCAGTTACTATTTCACTCGCGATGGGAGTCGCGTCTAAAGCTTTCTCTGCCATAAAACAAGGTTTTGCGGTTGGTAGAGATATAGAACAGATGTCTGGAGACATCGGGCGATGGATGGGAGCTGTTTCAGATGTTGATAACGCGGAAAAGCAAGCTAAAAATCCTCCCCTGTTTGGCAAATTGTTTAAAGCTGGATCGATTGAAGAAGCAGCTCTCGCTGCTTATGCAGCCAAGAAGAAACTTGAGGAACAAAGGTACGAACTCAAGGTATTTTTAAACATGTCCCACGGGCCACAGGCCTACGATGAGCTTCTACAGATGGAAGGTCAGATAAGAAAAGACCGTCAAAGAACAGTTTACAAACAACAACAGCTCCGAAGACAAATAGGCGAGGGTATTGCGTGGTTGTTCTTGGTATTAGTCGTTGGAGGATTTATATTATTAGTTGCATCTATCTGGTTTAACAAAGCACATGCCGAGGGTTATAAATACCAACCTAAAAAATTAACCAGACAACAACAGATTAACAACGGCACTATTATATTACCAATTATGACAACATGCCGATTAAAACTACAAAAAGTATTTAAAGATAAAATGGCTTGCATATATGTAGGCGCTCAAAAAACTTATGAATTAGAATTTACAGATATTCACATAGGCTGTCCTCGCAAATACAAGTGTAAGTTGAATCCTAACGGCAAAGAGCCTAGTATTGATCAGGTTATGGAAAGTCTAAGGAGTATCTCCAAATGAGTAAGTGTGTAGGTGTTTGCAAATTAAATGAACAAAAAGTCTGCATCGGTTGTAACCGGACTATGGAACAGATAAAAGAAGCATATAAAGGTAAATGACTGTTTATAAATGTCAGGACTATGTGTTGGACGTGAACAACAGCTCAAAGGCCTTTGTCTATTACAAGGACCAGCTCTTGTTTATGGGCGATAGTCGAACCGCGATAAAGTTGTTTTGTAGAAACTGCCAAGACCCTGATTTACGCGTTAAATTAAAAAAATATAAATATATTAATATATGGGATTGACGGCCTTGTTTTAATTTAGTAGTGTTTATTTGTCTAGAGGTCGTAA